ACTAGCAGGTGATCTCTCTGTTCCGTATTGTGTTCTCATTGCAAAGATAAGTCCTGTAGGACCAGTCATTGGCTGAACGCCAGCGATATCATATGCAATTAGTTGTGGCATTGAACGTCTAATAAGACTAATCAATACTGGGTCGAAACCTGCAACAGGACCTGTTGCGGTTGCAGCAGTAGCAAAACCGCCTGTACCAGCAGTTTGCAGAGTCTCAGTAAGGATGTTTCCTTCTTCGATTTGTGCTTTTTCTTGGTTTTCTAAGAGTTGTGCGACAACACCACGCTTATGAGAATCTTCAATCTCTGGAAGAGCTTCGTGATTCAAAACGGGAGCCCACTTCTCTTGTAAATTTTTAAGTGTCATGTGACTTAATTTGAAAAGTAGTAGTTAATTTAACAATTATTTGGACCAGCGAGCGATTGCATCAACGTACTTCGACATTGATCCGCTTACTGTGGATTCTACAAGGGGTTCAGAACTTTCTTCTGTGGGTTCAGTCTTTGCTTCTGCAACGACTTCAGCCTTCTTAGTAAAGTATGATTCCTTGATAGTCTCGACTTTCTTTCGATAGTCTTCTTCAGTTTCAAACTCAACTCCCTCTGCCAATGATGCTAGCTTCTCCTTTTGGGTTTCAGCAAGACCATGTGCAACTTCGTTCACGATTTCCATTTTAACAAACTCTCCAATTCTCTTATTTAAAGATACATTAGATTCGATTT